TGGTACGGTTACACTTATGGATGAATTAATGGTTACTGGCCCAGCAGACATAGCATTGTTACCACTTGTAATTGAGTAGTTAGCAGCTATTGTGTGTGCGTGTTCGTATAAACCTTTTGTTGTTTCGTTGGCATCTGTGTCAAGCGTTGCCCAAGAAGCATTTGTTGCATCTGTGGTTAAAAACTTACCTGAGTTACCTGATTGAGAAGGTAGTGCGTCTACCTCTGCCCAAGTCATACCGCCTGTGTCACCAGACTGTGCCGATAAGAAGTAACCATTCGTAGGTGCGTTGCTTACTTTAAGGTTAGCCTCATCAACTATGTTGTCAGCTATTGTAAGTGCTGTTGCGCCTGTAACCTCGCCGCTGTGCGTAGCGTTAGTCACTTTAGCTGTGTTTGCAGTTATAGCGCTTGTCTGTCCGGAAGTTATTCCAGTTTTAGCTGTGTTTGCTGCAATTGCTGAGTTGATTGAGTTAGCAAGTTTGTCTGCGGTAACATTGTCATCCAATATCATTGCTGTAATAACTTTACCTGTGCCAATAGTAAGAGCAGTTGCTCCTGTTACATCACCTGTGTGCGTAGCGTTAGTTACTTTAGCAGTGTTGGCAGTTATAGCGGATGTTTGTCCTGAGGTAATACCTGTCTTAGCTGTGTTAGCAGTTATAGCTGCATTAACAAAATTACTAACTTTAAGTTTTTTACTTACACCACCATCATTAATTAATAACTCATCGTTAGCCTGTGGTGAGGTAGTTTCTGTTAGTTCTGATACTTTAACTATTGCCATTCTTTACTCCGTAATAATGTAATAAGGTAAATTAATAGTAGAAGCCTCTGTAACTAAATAACCACCTTGCTCTAATTCAATTTCTATTTCTGGAAAACTATTTATAGGGTCGTCATTACTTTGCCTCTTATTGAGGTACATAGCAATAGTTTTCTTTTGTTTCCAGTTAAACTTAGGCATTAGATACCCTCTCTAAAATGTCTGACACCAGCATTCTGTCTCTCTGATAAACTCTTAAGTTCAATTTTAAACTTTTCAGCTAGGGGTGCAAACTCAGCTTTTTGAGCCTTTTCGCTATGTCTTTTAAGGACTGGACCGGTAGGAATCTCAGGTGCTTTAGTATTTGTTCTCTTTCTTTCGTCTGTCTTAACACTAAACAACCCTCCCATTTTATGTTTTAAATCTTTAGTCTCAATTTTAATACCTGCTTCGTGAGACTTAGAAGAAGGTTCAGTTCCTTTATGTTCTTTAGGTTTGTCTTCAGTAGACAAATCATCTATTGATTCTTGTACATCTGATTCAGACATACCATCTAACATTTCCATTAAGTTATCTACTTCGTTGCTATCTTCTTCAGTAGTATCTTCGTCTGGAAACTCTAATCCATTCTCTTCAACGTATGCTTGTACCTCTTCTGGAGAAGCACCAGGATTTTCAATCTTATAAGTACGTTCTAATATTTCATCATATAGCTTTTTAATCTTTTGTTTAAAAGCGTCAAGCTCTAAACTGCTAGAAGAGTCTTGAAAAATATTAATGTTTTTTCTTTTAGTTGCCATATTATGGAGGACAGTTTTGGTTTAATTGGCTTCCTTTCATTGATTTCCTATGTTGTTCTCTCTGATTAAACTTAGACATATCATAACCAAACGTAGGTCTAGGTGAGCTTTCTGCAAATGAAAATATACGTAATGCTTTTTCATCACAGTCTGAACAGTCTATTCCTTTTTTCATATCAGAATAGTTTACTATTGCTTCTGTGACGTGTTTATTTTTACATTGAAAATCGTAAGTAGGCATATAATTATTCTCTAATTAATTTAGAATAACCCCCTCGTGAGAAGGGGTTACAGCTCAATTAACTATTATGAGCCCGGTACAACAAATGCAACACCAGCAGTATTACGGAGTTCTGAAACTCCATAAATAGTGTCTGAAGTGAACAAGTCACCTAACCACTCTTGCTTATATTGTGTCTGAGAACGAACCGAAACTTGCTCTGCTAGAGCGAAAGCGTCTTTGTGCATTAGCACTCCGACTCTATCCGTTGCAGTATCTGCTGTTGTAGTAGTAGGACAATTAGATGAGATGTAAACATCAACACCATAAATCATACCAATCTTACCAGTCTTGATTGCATCACCATTACCAATGAACTGCTGTTCAGTGAAACGAGAGATACCTAACAAGTCATTTGCTGCTACTGGAGGAAGAACTAATGAACGATTGTCCATCGGAACATCAGCATCATCAAGTTTAAGAAGCAAAGCTCTTATACCAGCATCCGTAATGTCTGCTGCGTTAGATGAAGCACCTGTATAGAAAGCTGCACCAGTTGAACCGATGTATGCTTTCTCCCAAGCTGCTGAAGTAGAACCACCTACTGTACCACTTTGTAAACCTTCCCACAAAGTAACAATATCAGTGTCCACTTGCTTCGCGAGTGCGTAGCCAGCATCATCCGTGTAAAACTTACGAAGAGAACTCAGAGCTTGAACCTCTGTGATATCTTCGATTAGCACTGAATATTCGTAGTGTTTGTTAATTGAAACTGCAGTATTATTGTGAGTGTCACTCTGAATTTTTACTGCTGTGTTTGCTGCTTTAGCTGTCGCTGAACCACGTACAGGTGTTGGGATATTTATTGTATCACCTTTCTTACCTTTATGATTTAAGCGAGTAACTAAATTAGCGACCACCAAGTTTGATTTATACGCAGCGATAGTTTCATCAGACCAGATTTCTGGGATGAACGTAGCGCCGGTAGTAACCGTTTGATGGTTAGTGCCGATTGCACCTGTAGCCATTTTATACTCCTATTATAGTATTAGAAAAATTATTTAACTCTTCCTTCAGCATAGGCTTCGTATATTTCATCAGCTAAGTCTGCATATCTATTAGGGTCATTTTGTTTCAGACGTATTAGGTCTGCCCTTCGATATGTTTTCTTACCTGCTGTAGAATCAGATGAACTTCTTGATTCGGTCTTACCAGTTTTTAAAGCTTTTTTTCTTGAATTGGCTTGTTCTTGTTTAACCTCCGCAGTCTTATCAATCATTGAGCGCTCTTTCCAGTGCGTCAATAATTCATCGGCTGCTTCATAGTTATACTTATCAGCTTCTTCAAATAAGTTTACTCTAAATTTACTAGCTTTAACCCAATCTTGAAAACCTGTATCTTGTACGATGTCTACATAGTCTGGATGAGTTTGCTCCAATTGTACCTTACTACTATCTTGCGATTGTTTAGCTTGGAACTCTTGAAACTCCTGAAACCTCGGATGCTTTTCTATTAAAGAATTAACCGCTTTACTGGGGTCTTCAAAAAAATCATCTTCTGTTTCGTTGTTTGAGTTTTCGTTGGCTTGACTTGTCTGTGGGTCATTCCTAGATATTTCGGCTTTAAGGAAACTGTCAGAAAGATTTCTTAACTCTCCAATCTCTTGGCTTTTACGTCCAAGTTCTTGTTCTAAGTTCTGATAACTCTTGACTATATCCTCTACACTCTTACCTGAGAACTTGTCTGGAACTTCATAAGCAGGTTCTTGTGTTTCTGCTTCTTGTAATTCTAGGGTTTCGTCTGGCTCTATTGTGTTTTGTTCCTCTACATCTGCTGAAATTTCTTCAGGGTCTACTACTATATTGCTCATATCATTGTCTCCGTCCTGTTAAGGATTGTGAAGTGTAAAAAAGATGACGCTAGTTGTCTAGTTCTGTCATCGTTGCTTTTGTTGCGTCTTCTAAAACAATCATCTGCCTTAGAATTGACAACTGACCTCTGGCGAACCATAAGTCTTTTTCGTTATCAATAGAATCTAATCTTTTAACTGATTTAGACATAACCTTTAATTCTTCAATAAGGTCTGCCCATCCTTCAGTCTCTAATAAATCAACTCTATCTCTATAAAATTCTTCGTTCTCTTTTGCCATTATCCTTGTAATTTTTCTGTTGCTGTTGCTATATTTAATAATGTCTCAGACTTAAGATGTTCTATCTCTGGAATATTTCTCATAGTCTCACTATTAATATTCTCTGTATCTGCTCTCATCTTATCTATAGCAGCTAATTCTTTCTGTAGTTTAATAAATGTCTCTTGAATCTTAAGTTCATTTGGTTGTGCTGCTCCAGCTTCTGCTGCATTCTTCATAGCTTTAGTCTGTTCTTCCTGAGCTTCAGCCTGAGTCTTAAAGATATCAGCTTGTGCTTGCTGCATCTGTAGCTCCATAGCCATTTGTTTCATCTGCTCTTCTTGTTCATTAGGCTGCATACCTTGCATTAGAGCATTAACAATCTGGTCTCTGTTGTGCATACTAGAGTTCTGGAATACAGATACAAGTATAATATTAAACGCTGGAGAGTCTTTAGGTATAGCCTGTAGTAAGCTAACCATCTGTTGTGCTTCTAATTCCTTAGCCATAATACCCATAGTAGAGTAAGGAACAAATTTATAATCGGCAATAGGATACCTATCTACGTCAAACTGCACCTTTCTCCATAATGATTTATTAATCATAGGGATTAAGAATG